TATAGGGATAAATCATCATTTACTACGAAATTGATAGACCCAGCTCCTACTCCTCCATCAATATAATCAACCGCTATTAAAGTTTCTGTCCCACCCAGCATTCCACCGACATAATCCTCCACTTCTTCTTCGGTCAAAGTGGCGGTTATAAATGAACTGGTGGTGTTATCGTAGATAGATAAATCAGTATCTATGGTAAACACCCCAGAAGCATTGTTATAAGTTAAGGGAGCACCTGCCGAAGATAAATCGGTTAAGGCAATAAAACCCTCTGCATCTATCTGAGCCGAAGTATAATAATCTGTTGAAGAGGCAGCCCAAATTGGGTCTGATTCTGAAATAATGGTGGTAGTAGTCCCAACTACCCCGCTTGTAAGGTAGGCAACCCCTGTCAAGTCGGTATCAAGGGTTGCAGCTCCAGTCACTGTTAGTTTAGAAATGGTGGTCGTCGCCATTGTTGAGGTAGCGGATATGTTAATCCCCCAAGTGTCGTCCACTGGTGTCAGGCGGTCGTTATCGTCTGGATACCAGAACCCGTAAGCCGCAACAGACCCTGCTGCCAAAAGCAGGGCTATCATAATTGGAATAACAAATTTTAGTCTAATTCTCATAATAAAAGCTCACGAGGACATTGACCGCCGAGTCCACGTAAAGCAGGTTAACATTACTGACTTTGCACTCCCCCTCCTGTAATTTAGGTATCCACCTCCCTCTCCGAGAACCCTCCGCATAAACACAGTTGCTGCCTCCCACCACAATATGCCCGCCTACGGCGTGGACTATCACCCTCTTGCAGGGGATTGAAACGGCCGACAGCACCTTAGCCGTGCCAGCGGTGGTGGTAACATTGCCATCCCCAACAGCAGCCTGCCCCTCCTGAATAACCTTCAGGCTATTCCTTGTAGAGGAGAAAACATTCCTCATTATGGTTCTAAAACTTGGCATAGATTTTAATCTCTCATCATTAACGCAGCGTAGGCAGTGCCAGCAGCGATTGACTCTATCACCACTCGGGCATAGACCCAGGATTCGTTCACCGCCAGCTTGTCCCCGTCATTCAAGGTTCCAAGCTCAATCCAGTTCGAGTCGTCGTATGAGCCGTAAACCTTGGCGGTGGCGGTCAGACCCTCCCCGTAAAAGGCGAACGTCTTGTAGAGATACCTGAAAACAGGAATCGTCTCGCTGGTGGCGGTTGCCGTTCTCGCGTCTAATAATAGTTGCTTTTTAATCATAATTTTTTAGTTAGAAATTTCAGACCTTTGAATAACGGACTGATTTCTGTTCTCCTCCTTCCTTACGCAAGGGTAGGAGAACAGCTTATCAACCAATTACTTTATTTCTCCAAGGCTTCAATCAAGTCCAGCTTTTTCATTCCCTCCGTGTCTATCCCATTCCCTTTGGCCATAGCCCTCAGTTCTGTTGCTTTCTTTTTGGACAAGTCCACCTTCTCTGCTTCTTCCGCTTTTTCCTCCTTTTCCACTCCCTCTATCATCCCTTCTTCCAGTAAATCACCGCCATCGGTCAGCTCTATCTCCTCTCCAGCCTCCCAGTATTTGTCCTGGTATTTCACGTTCGTTAAGAATCTGAATTTCATATCTATACCTTATTGATGACCGTGATAAACACCAGACAGCCAACGGCAGTCCCACTTTTCTCAACTATGAGGCTCGCCGCCTTCGATTCGTCCCAGTTGTCATCGTCAATCGTGGTCGCCCTACTAAGAAGCGTATCAGTGGCAGTTGACATCGTGCTGGTTATCGCATTGCCGTCGGCATCCTGCACAACAACGGTTGAACCCACCGCAGACGCAGTGGCAACCGCAAAGGCATCTATCACTCTGACCTTCTCCTTCAATGTGTAGGCAATCGCAGTCGCTCCGCCAACGGCACAGCTGATAACAATCGTGTAAGGCAGAACCTCCTCGTCCGCAGCGAAATCGTAGGGGTTTATGGGACGATAGACATTAACCTTGGTCATCCTCTCTTTTATGTATCCCATATATAATAGTAAACCTTGATTAACTAACGGCAGTCACTATCAGGTAAGCAGCAGCAGCTAATACAGTCTCTCTGACGTAGAAGTCGTGCTCCCTCACCCAGGTTCCCTCTCTGTCCTTGTCATACCACTTATCAACGGACTTTTTGTGTTGCATATGGTAGGCAAAGGCAGGTTGGTCAATCGCAGGACGCTTGGGTATGTAAACCAGCCAAGCGTATTTCCCCCAGATGTAGGCAAGAGAACTGTCCTGTCCTTCAACAGCCGATTCCCTTCCAGCGGCACCGATAATGACTTGGTCCAAATCAAGCAAATCTGCCAAAGCTTGGGGCGACATCTTGCCGTATCCTCCATACTTAATCCTGTCAATCAAGTCGGGGTGGTGCTTCAGCTTGTTCCAAGTCTCCTGTCCGAGGACAAGGGTATTGGCAGGTCTGAATGTCTGCGACCTGACCGACTCAATTCCAGTCTCAATATCTCCAATCGGATCGGAAGTGGCGTAGATGTCCCATCGGGTTCCAGCGGCAACCGTAAGAGTGGTGTAGTTAGTGCCGAAAGTGCCCGTGGTCTGCATATAGGTGGCCAGGGCGTACTCCTTTTCTACCAGCAACTTCTGGGCAACGTTCTCAACAGCAGCCATTTGAGGGTTAAACGGACCCTCGGCTTGGTCTTTCAGCTCGTCGGGAACCAACTGCTTCAGGGCGTGGTCTTTGCAGACGTAGGGGTCGCTCATCTCCAAGCCGTATCCGACTTCCTCTGCCGAAGCTCCCATTCCCCTCAAGCTCTTGGATGGTCTGAATTTGGAAGTGTCAAACTTGTAATACTTCCCAGTAATCTTACTTGATGGAATGACAGGGCAAATCTTCTCGGCGATATAGTCGGCGTTCTGGTAGGCAAGCGAAAGTTTGGTAAGTAATGGGTCTATCCTAATATCTTGAAGTGTGGGTTTCATTAGCTATAATTTGCCGTGAAATGACAGAGCAACATCTCAATAATGTCGTTCTCAGCAGCAACAGATTCCAAAGCTTGACCAATACAATACTCCAAATCAGCATCAACCTCGTCCGCCCTGCCGTCGGTGTAAGGACAAATCAAATCTCCAAAGGCAATAGCAGTATCCTGAGCTTTGACCTTGGTGGTTCCAAGAACTCTGACTACGGCAGCCTCTGCGGTCTGGGGTTTGTTCTGCAACACTCCGATTGCTTTGGTCGTAGCGGTGGTAGCCGCATTGACCGAATCAGCGGCACTCATATAGACAATGTAATACTGTTTCAATCTCAAGTCAGCAGCAGCTTTAAAAGTAATATCTAATACTCCAGTTTGTTGACTCATTTTTCAATTTCAAGGTATTTAATCAAACAAGACCGACATATCTTGCTCCTTCCCTTTGTTTCTTTACTCCTCGTTCTCTACCTGCTTGGCAAGTTCGGGATTCTCGGCGAATATCTGCTCGTAAGCCTGTCGCAGGTTCAACTTTCCTTCGCTCTCCTTAATCTTCTTGTCAGCCATTGCTTGAACCTGCTCAGTGGCTTTCATCGCCACCCCCGAATCTTTGCCCAGTTCGGAAAAGAGCCGAGCCTTTGGCATTTCTGCCATTATCTCTTTGAACTCCTTTTGCTGTCCTTCGGTCAAGGAAAGTAGAAACTCTACTATCTTGTCCCGGGACTTCGGCAAAAGAGGTCCAGATTGATTTTGTTCGCTAAAAACCATTCCTTTAACAAAATTCTCCGCTTCTGTCTTTCTCAGCATAGCCATCGCCTTCACTCCTTCTTTGGCGTTCCTTTCCAGAAGTTTGAGGGTCTTCTCCCCCATTTGAATCAGTTTTTCTTTGCCTTCTTTTTCATCTTTACCTTCTTCCAAAACATCTTCATAAGTGCCTTTTTGCTCGTCAGTCAAATCACCCTTGCTCTCCTTTAAGAGATCCTTGTCTTCATCGGTGAGGTCGGACACGTCTTTCTCCAAAACTTTTTCCAAATCGGACTTCTCTCCGCCTTCGCCTCCTTCGCCTCCTTCACCGCCTTCGTCCTCTTTTAAGGCGTCCTTAAACTTATCCTTCTGCTCGTCGGTCAGTTCGTCTTTCTTCTCCTTCAAGAGTGCGGTTTCCTCGTCCGTCAAATCAGAGGCTTCTTTCTCTAAAATTTCTTCTAAGGTCATAACTTTCTCATCAAACAGCGTGGCCTCGGAAAGCACTATCGCCAGCTCCTTGAAATAAGGGCGGTTTGTTAGTGCTCCCCCGACCAACACGTTTGAGTATTTTTTATGGGTTTCAGGGTCTTCGTAGTCAGTATAGTATTCTGGACTAAAATACTTGTAAGCTTTTTCCTCTATGAGCTTCCTCCCCTTCTTGGTCCATTCTACCACTGCCCAAAGACCATCGCGACCTTTGTTAACTAATTCTTTGAACCAACCGATGGCAGGCTTCTCCTCCTCGCCAACGGAATGACCCTCAGTTATAGGCAAGTCCCTCCTGACATTGCTCTCAAAATGCTGGACGAATTCATCCAAGTCATTTTCTCCTATTTTTATCTTCCCGTATATTGAATGCTTCCAGTTCCCTGTTGTTAAAACCTGAATCTCGGTCGTGTCCCCCTTCTCGGCAAACTTCAAATCTTCCACTTTCACTGGGAACATCATCTCTGCCCCCTTTCTTATTTTATCTAAAATGGCACGAAGCCTCTTTTGTATAGAAGCAATCGTGCCTGCTGGTATCCCCGTTGTCTGTGGAGCACGGGCAAGTGCGTTCCTCAAGTGAGGCAAATCAACCTTGCCCGAAACGTCCTTGTAGGGAAGTTTCCTTAGTGCTCTTGGCACTGTCTTGCCATCCTCCTTCTTGCCACCTGGCATTATGTAGGCGAATGCCGAATCTGGCAAATCGTTCACATACTTTGTCGTCCAGGCAGCGAACTTAAAAACTTTACTGAACATATTTTCGGCAGCCTTCCTCGCTACCCATTTATTGCCAATCTTTTTATACTTATTTTTAACCGCAGCCCAAGCCGTAGCCCGAGCTATGCCTTCCCTGTTTGCTCTATCTTTATATTGGTCAAAAGCGGAATTAAAAGCAGCAACCCAAATCGCTATTGCGTGGGCCGGCAACTTCTTAATCTGGGTCGGTGGATTGCTTACGGTGTAAGGCATAAAATTTTGCCTTCCTGTTTCTTTATTATATTCCTTCCCCAAAACCTTTGTCAAGTCATAACTTCCCCTGGCTCCGCAGATAGTCTGCGGCAGGCGAACTCTTTTTAATAATCGGATTCTTCGGTGGCTTGAAAACATTGACCGTTTCAAACCTCTCCCTCAAGGTTCTTGGCATCCCAGTGATGGGAGGCTTTTCCACTTCCTCTTTCATAATCTCCACCCAAATCCCTCGGCAGCTGGAATGAATTAAATCAGTTTTAGTAAAAGAATCCCGCTTTCTGAAAACCCTGCTATCGATTGACATACAATAATTGCAGGTAATCTCGTCCAGAATCTCGCTTCTCTGGAGGGCGTAAATGTCATTCGCATAGATTCCGAATGTCGCCCGCCTTCCTTGGTTCAATGCTCCACCTACCGAGAGGGTGGGAGCGTTAAAATAAACATTCCTGCTCTCTCCCCTGATCGCCTTCGCTATCCTGCCGAGAACCTCCGTCATCGGCTTCTTCTGTTGAAGCCCCATTAGCAGGGCGAGCTGTCCCGCTTTCATTAAACCATCCGCCATAATCCTTGTCAATGCATCGGCCTGTTTGGACATATCCTGCAGGGAGCCGGCTGGGCTCGGGGGCGGCGTCTTCTTCATCTCGTGGGCGGCCATCATCTTCCCGTACTCAAACATCTCCTTTATGGTGCCGTAAATTGCCTTTCGGTACTCGCCCTGGTACTTCACCGACATCTCCTTCAGCCGCTTTCGCTTCTCTGGACTGCTCGCGGTCTCCAGAACTATCTGCATCTGCCTGATTAAATCATTGCTACTTTTGGACAGAACCTTTTTCAGCAATCCTTTCAGTTTGTTCTCCGCCTCTGTCATCTTTCTTTGGATGTCCTGAAAGTTCACCTTCCTTTCGGCGAAGGTCAAAGGACGCCAGCTGACGAACTCACTTGCTATTTTTTTTTTATCCTCCTCTGGCTTGGGCTTCTCCTCCACCTTTCCTTCCTCCTCCTCTGGTTTCTCTGGCAAGTCCATAACCTCCCTCACATACGCCTCCAGCTTGTCGTCGGGCATTATGATTCCCGTCTGGGTCAGGCTCTGGAGCGCCTTCGCGAGCTTGTCGTATTCTATGATGCCGATTTTTGAGAACTCCAAGGTAGGATATTTGGCGACAGTGTAGTTCAAATCTATTAGTTGTTTAATGGCGTATTTGTTTATGACATCCTTAATCTGGCGGGCCATAGCCGTCAGGTTGTTGTGAAAAGTCGTGGACTGGTCGGCACTCAAAGCCCTTGAGCCGTAGGGACCCGAACCCAAGTCAAGAAACTGGGCGAGCACGCTGATAAGAATCTCCCTGTTGTATCTTTGAATGGAATCGCTTGGGTCTTTAACGCCCTTGGCCTTCATATCCTTGAACTCCATCTCCCAGTCAAAAGGCTGCAACAGATAACCCTGCTCGTTCGCCCGAATGTTCTGTAAAAGCTTCTTCGCCTTGGCTCTATCTTTAGGGCTGTAATTCTTCGGCAGCTTGACGTAGGGAAGCCCCAGCCCCTGCCTCTCAAAGGCCATAGCGTTTATCTTCTCTATGTGCTCCTTGAAGAACCAGGGACGGTAGGCACTCCGCAAGGCGGAGATCCCCTCCCAGTTGTCCCCCTCCTTGTTGAAGGTAAGAATGAGAAGCTTCTCAATAGGGATTGAGGGCTGGTCCCCACTTGGGAGCAGCTGAGTAATGCCGTCCTCCCCCTCCTCGGTCTCCCACTTGAAGATTGTCTTCGGCAGCCGCGGGGCGAACTTCTTCCAGCCTATCATCTGCTTCCCGTCAAAATCAACCGCAGTGAACACCTTCTCAAAAACCATAAAACCAAAAGGCAGCATCAAAAGGCACTGCCTCAGAAAGTCGTCCCAGGTAATGGACATTTTCTCAAAGAGATTCTGCGAAACAAACTCAGCCACCTCCTTGTCCTTCTCGTCTTCGGAGGCTGGCTCAACATACCAGTTCGCAGCCCGAATGGGAAGCTCGCAAGCCAGAAGGGAAGCCTTGACCACTCCGTCGGACTTCCTCATCCTGTCGTAGGTCGTAATCGCCTGACTCCCGACCAGTTCGTTGACATACTCCTCGTCCGAAATAGATCCCCCGAATATGGCAGTGCCGCTTTCCCCAAGCTCCACATCCTTTTTGGGAGCCTTAAAAACATTGAGAATGTTTGAAAAATTAAACTTCATTTATTTAATCTTCCTTTTGTTTAATAATATAATATAACATAAACCTTTGTCAAGTGCTAAAATACTTTGCTGTCCAATCCAGCGGTTTCTGGCCTGTCTTCTCCCCCTTCTCTCTCTGGTTCAGGGAAAGCCGAATGTCCCTCCAAAGAATAAGTATAGCAGGCATATCTCCCAGCGTCCATCAGATGGTCGTTGACTTTCAATGGCTCGTCTATCGGCTTCTCGTTCTTTATCTTCCAACTATAAGATTTAGTTTCTTTTAAGGCATTCAATGAATCCTTTGTTATGTAAAAGTCGTGGCTCTTGATAAAATCAATCCCGTCATTCACGTCTTTGTTAGCAGGCAGTATGTTGAAACCTGCCAAACTTATTTCCTCTATTCTTGCTGGCTCTGAACTATCTGCGTAAATATAGCTGGTCTTAATTATTCCAAGTTTTATCAATTTCTCTATCAGTTGAGTATTTGTCAAAAAACTCTCATATAATCTTTCTCTCCAATAATATTTTTTATCTTTTATAGCTATCTCTACAAGTGCTGAAGGATTGTTGTATCCAAAGTCCAGACCATAAATTACCTCATCTGGATTCTCTGGTAAGCCGTCGCAAAGTTGCCAATGATTGTAAATTAAAGTTTCAGCAATTCCCCTTAATCCCAGTCCGTAAATCCTCCAGTAATTCTTGTCTTTGTTCCTGTAGCTTTCAATTTCTTTTATTATTCCTTCCTGTAAAAAAGGATTGTCTTTATAGGTTGACCTTATTATCACGCAATCTTTCCTTGTTTGTATCTCATCATAAATCCAATGGTTGAAATATGAAGGGTTGTAATCCAAGAATATCTGCCCGTCCGTCCTCATCGCTAATTGGCGGTAATCCTCCAAGTGAAACTCGTTCGCTTCATTTAACCAGAGGTATTTCCTTCTCCTTGACCTGACTTTTAATGGCTGGTCAATCCCGAAGAATTCAATCATACTTCCCTTGTAAATGTAAATGTTCTCCGATTTGTTATGATTCTCCTCACGATAAACTCCCCACTTCTTCAGGATATTGAAGAAGTCCCTCATCGCTGTCGCTCTCAAAGCAGGCAGGGTCTTTCTCACTACCGAGATTACTATCCCCCTTTCGCTGAACAAAATCGCAGCAAACAGTTGAGCAAGCGAATATGTTTTTGAGCTTCCCGTTCCTCCCTCATTTATCACTATCCTCGTTTTCTTCCGATACTCCCTCTCGTTCTTGTCCAGAACCGTTGTTACTTTTGCTTTTATCTCCATTTTTGTTTCTTGTTACCTTAAACTCAATGCTGTCTATTGTGTCGTCAATACCTAATCCTATGTTCTGCTTCGGAAGTCCATCAATATAATTCCAAATTAACTTCATCATCTGCTGGTCTTCCTCAATCATAGCTTTCCTTAAAATCTTGGTGATAAATACTTCTAAGTAAGTTTTCTGCTCACCTTTGGGGATTTGCTTCAACTTCTTCTTAATCTCTGATGTAATTGAAATAGAACCCTCTGGTCTGCCATTAGGATTA